TCTTGGTTTAGTTTAGATGCAAGATATTGGCCCATTCGTTTATTAACAGTCTCCTGTCTTTCAAACGCTGTGCCTTCGTCGTTCAGTAATAGTTCTTTAAAAAATTTGTATGACTTTGATTCTGGACGTAGGTTCTCTTCTTTCCAAGCATTATAATCATCCTGGTCAATGCCCAATTCAGCCAACACATTATCCTCTATAGTTGCTACTTCTTCTACTTTTGTTGGCTCAACTAATTCAAAAGAATCAAATGCTCTTCCTCTTAATGTGCCGCCATCAGCCTGACTATCCATTACAGTCTCATCGGTAATGGCCTGAGGAGTAACTTCTTCAGAAACAACTTCAGTAGTTTGAACAGCAGGTATTTCTACACCAGGTATTTGCTGCTCAACAGGTATTTGCTGACCAGGTGCTTGCTCAGGAGTCTCTTGAGATACCGATGAACCATCCCCCAATTGAGATACCGTATCGGTAGATTCTTTTTTTTTTACAACCATAGACTCTAGCTCTTCTTTGCTAGAAAATACACCCGGCTTTAGAATAGAAAGTATGTCTTGTGAACTAGCATTATTCGCAAAACCCAAAAATTCTTCTTTGTTTGCAAATGCCCCATCTAATGTAAGGTCAAATAAATCTTCTAATTCAAACATATTGCATTAATTATTATACAGTTCATTAAAGATTCGTATGGCTTCGGCATTGCTTATCCCGGGGTTATCTTCTATTATTTGCAAAAGTGTTGGTTTAGCATCATATTTCTTTTGTATTTCTCGCAACACTTTAGCCGGATTTTCAATTCCGTTTTCAATAGTTACTGTCCCAACAGTAACATTTCCATCAGCAGAAACATTTGTATCAATATTGTATGGTCCCGCAATAGCCTGTAGCTTTTGATTAAAGTTAGCTATTTTTGTTGGTAAATCTGTAAGGCGTACTTGATTTCCTTGATCATCTAAAATATAAACTATTGCGTTATTTAACTCGTTAATATTATCTCTTGTATTGAAACTGACAACAGCAGGAGTTGGACTAACACCTTTAATGCCTGATAATTTAGTTTGTAGAGTCGTGTAGTCTACAGCGCCTGCGGCAACATTATTTTCTCGTGCCCATTTAAGATATTCTTCTCCGTCAAATCCGAACGCAGAGGCGATTCCTTTCCCTACATCTATTTGAGTTCCCTCAACTCTAACAGGAACAATATTCCCTTCATCATCAGTTATATTAATAAAGTTGACATCTCCCTCAGTATCAAATCCAAATCCTTGAGCACGTTGCTGACTAACCAAAGACTGCCCTGCTGTTGCGTCTCCGCCTGCTGCCTGGTGAATAAGGGCAAACATTGCGTCTCGCTGCTCTTTATCAGCTCTATTGCCAATGATGGCTGCGCTTGGTTGCGGAGCATAAGGCTTATCGCTCATACGAGGAATTAAAACTTCTTTATCAAAAGTCGAAAGCATTTGCTGCCTGATGTATTCTGCCATCTTTTTATTCTGAGCAGGAGTAAGCTTAACGCGCAGGGCTCCATTCTCGTCAAAGTATTTGTATATTTTATTAGGATTCATCTCTGCTACCACTTCACTATCAGTTAGAGAGTATTCTTCTCCTGTCCAGTCGCCTAAAATAGATGCGGCATTAAAAGGGTTAGCTTGTATTTCACCAGCAGCAGCAGCAAGAACTGCATCAATATCATCTCTTAATGCTTTATCTGTCGTTTCTAAAACATAATTTATATCTCCTTGCGATCTAGCTTTAATCATCTCAGAGGTCACTTTATTACCTAGCAAAGCCACTTTGTTTTTAATAAAACCATCTTTATCAAACTTATCTTGTTTGAACTTAAGGTAATTATTCATCTCGTGCATACTCATTGTATTCTTTGTATCCACTGCCTCGACACCATCTTCTCCCTTTTTCATTCTAGCTATCTGAAGACCTCCAGTTGCTGGGTTAATAATAGGTTTTATGTTTTGCATATTACCCAGTCCTTCAACAGACAACAAAACATCTTGCTCTGTAAACGATGAAGTTCCTGCTTGCAAACGCTTCGTTGCGTCTTTATATGATGCTTGAGCATCCTTCCCTATGTCATAAAAAAGGGTAACGTCGTCTAAGTTTCTTTGACGATTCATCTTGTATTGTCTAGGATCTAAAAGCCCAGACTTATATAAACGGTCTTGCTGTAGTCTGTATTCTTGAAAGTCCTGGGTCGCGTCTTGATACTTTTGGTTCAAAGACCTCCAGTCTCCTTGTGGCACGTCATCTATAAACTGCCCTAGTTCAGTAGTCTGCTTGTCAAATGCCTGTTCTTTCTCAGCCTTTAATCGTTGCTGCTCTTTAAGCATATTGGTCACATCCTGACCAATCTTACCCCAATCAATCTGACTGTTTACATCCCTTTCGGCATATTTATAATATGTAGCCATATGCTATTTATTTTAGAAGTTGCAGGATTAGCGCTTGTTTTTCAGCAGCAGTAAATTTTGAGAAATCCATACCTCCGGTACCAGTACCTGTTCCTCCAAATGGATTTAAATTCTGCCGGCTAATTGTGGCTACGTTTTGAAAAAATCCTGGTATCTCTTGCCCGTACAAAGCTTGCTGTTGCGCTGAACTCAAACCTCTTTCAAATTTACGATACTCTTTGCCACTCATTTGTCCAATTACATTAGGATCAAATGACGCGGCTAATTCTTCAGTTCCTGCTGTATATCCGGGCAAATCCTTAAGTTGTGTTAATTGCTCAGGAGTAAAATTAGTGGTATCGATATTAGCAATAAGGTCTTGTCGTCCTGCTCGCAGTCCTGACAAATCACTCGCTATACCTATCCCTTGCACAAGCGCTCCTGCTCCTGATTGAATTCCAGACATCAAGGCTTGATTAGCAAAAGCTTCTTTTTGTGCCATTGCACTTTGTGCTCCCGCAATATCTCCTTGTAGCATCGCTACATCTGATGCTCTCTGTGCTGATTGTTCTTGAATGATATCTTTTTCTCTACTAGTAAGCTCTGCTTCTTGGGCCTGACCGATCCTCATCTCACCTTCAATACCAGACTCTAAAAGTGCTTTAGTTCCAGCAGCCCCTCTTTGTCCAGATTGCTTTAATACATCAAGTAAATCTTCTTGCTGTCGTCTTAGATTTTCTCTAGCGTCTTCATAAACTCTTTTCTGAACACCACGAGCCTCTGCAAAAATAATCTCGTTTTGTTTATCAATCTCTTCACGAGCTTTTTCTGCCGATCTACCAGCAGCTCTTCCCTCTCTAGCGGCTTTCGCTGATTGAGCAAATGATAGAAAAGCAGTGGTTCCGCTTGCTGCTAGACCTCCTATTGTTGCGACTGTTGCTAATGCCGATCCTATTCCTGCCATAATAATTTTTTATTTAGTATAACATATTCAGGAAGGTCTTTATAGTTTGTCGTGTAGACATCCTTTTCAGCCTCCTCTATTGTTTCTTTATCTGTTCTATACACACATACCCAAACACAATCCTCGTGCATATAAGCCACTCTTTGTGTTCCAATCTCTGTCATTACTTTCATTGGAGCCTTTATTCTCTCAATCTCACCCGTGTCTTTTAATATAGACATCTCGCCACTTAGAAAAAATGACGGGTGATTTTGTTTGTGTATAAAGCTAACAACTAAGCTACCCTTTGGCATAAACAATTCCCTTGTATACAGACCGTCTTTTATATGGTGCTTCACAGGGAATATCTCATCCATCTGTTGGTCACCATGTTTTATAGCACCTTGAACACTCAACAACTGTTCCTGAAATGTAGCGATTTTTTCCCAAAGCAAGCCCCTGTTCTGGTGCACATACTCTAGGATTTTTTCTTCGCCACGTCTTTTTTTAAAAAGAGAACGGACAGTTTTGATTAGATTCATGCTAATGCAAATATACTAATTTTTAAGGATAACTTTTCATCACACTAGACTCGACGGCAAATAGCTCAACTGGCCCAGTAGATGAGTTGGTAAGTTCAAAAACGCAGTAGTGTCCTAGCACACCATGTGACTCAGCCACTGAGTTCTTTATATACATAATATAGGTGCTTCCTGCGGGAACCGGAACTGCACTTGCTATGCTGTTATCAATAACAATAGAGTTCTGTCCTCTTGGTAAATTAACAAGTATATTAGTGACCTCTCCAGCTAGTTGAGGTGAGCTATACGCTGGCGTATCTGTAGGTAAACTAAAGTACAACAAATCACCAACACTAATAATACTGCCGATAGATACAGATAAAGGAAAGTTGATAGTAGTGCTGGAGCCGATAATATTTAAGCCACTCATTACACCAATACCATTTACTGATCGTAGTGGATACTCGCTTGCTGCCGCTGGTGTATTGCCAGAGTTTCTTATAAACCCATATAACGATCCTTCTTTTTTCTCAAACCATGAACTTGTAATGTATCCTGTAGATTGAATATCAGTCTCTAATGTAGCTGACCAAGGGCTATCCCCTTCAAGATTAATTGTTTTAAAAATTTTATTCTCTAAAGGCAAGTCATTAAATACACTGGTTATAGTTGAGTTATACTGCACGTCATAATAATTATTGCGTGTTTCATTCGTGTTATGTCGATACAGATTACCTCCTTTAAAGCTATAGAAATACTGGTTCATACCTATCATCCACTCAGGATAAAAGGAATAAAAGGATGGCCACCCTTGTATATCAGGACTGTAGGTTAAGGTGTATTGTGTTATAGTATTATCTGTTGCCATATCTTATTTTTAGGGTGCCACACATGATGTTCCGCTACACTGATATATTCCAACAACGGTGTTGCTAACAAGCTCCATTATTCTGTATGTGCCTGTAGCTGTGTCTGTGGATGTAGCTGCATAAGCATAGAAGCCATCTACATTACTACCTCCAATTACGTCACCAAATGTTAGTGTTGCAAATGTTCTGTTTGGGTATGTATCTACATATGAGTTTATTAGGTAGTTTGTTCCGTCACAGAAATCACTACATGTTGAGCGAACAGTTGATATGTATAAACTTGGACAGTTGTTAAGCAAATCAATAACGCCATTAGAGTCAACACGCATTGCGTCTGCGGTTGGATGACTATATAGTCGATACCACCCTGCACTTAAAGGAGTTTGTCCGTATGCATCTTCAAACACCCAATCATATAGTCCGGGCACACCTGCTGTTCCATTAACTGGAGCATTATAGTAAGTTTCAAATGTAGTAGCATTACACACTGTTTCTTTGTCAGCCTCAACCAAGCTAGATTGAAAGCCTGTCAAAAGCGTAGGACAGTTTGCTTGAATATCAAAAGCTGTTGACGAACAAGGACCAACCATTTCAATCAAAACTGTAGATGGTGTTGTTGTTGTCTTTGGTATTACCATATAACAAAACCCGGGAGTTCCTCCTAAAGAAACGTCACCCGCATTTACGGTTACGCTTACCGTATTTCCTGTAGCAATCCAAGTGGTTGATCCATACTCATATTCTGTCAGTGATGGATATGTTGTCCCTGAAATTCCACAGTCATTAGCCGTGTTACCAACAAAGGTAAAGTTACCCGATGTTGTGCTTGCATGATACCCATCATTCACAGCACTAAGCTCGTTATATGTAACGCTATTAAAAGTTGCACGGATACCATCAGGGATACTCCTTGGGCTAAACCCAATAACTATAGCACCCGTATCAGTACCAACGTCTAGCGTCAGTAAATAAATACCCTGATTACCTGATGCTGAGATAGATGAACCGCATCCTGTAGCGCAAGAAGGACATACCTCAGATGGCTGCAACACGCAAGATATTTGCTGACGAACAATTAATCCATCAGAGTAATAGCCATCAGGTGCACAAGTAGTTAGCGCAGCATCTGTATAAATTGCAGTTGCTGTTGCTAATGAGTTGCCGTCTATGTAGTATGTTGTTATTGGCATGATATTAAATTTATACTGGACATGATGTTAGATTTGGTGCTATCGATGATATCTCAGAAGCAGTGAATAAACGACTTCCTTGAGCTGAACCTTCTATACCGCTTAGTGTTATTTGTGGGGTTATCTGAGCTGTTGTATTATTTTGTGTCCAAGTTATATTAAACTCAACATCTTTACTAGTTGCTGATGCCACAAATGTATCGTTTACACTTACATTACCATATGATGCATGAACTGTAACGCTGCCTGGCGCTATTCCTAATTGCGATGTGTAAGTATTTCCGATTGTTAAATTCGATAACGTAGCTCTATATCTTATAGTTCCTCCATTGTTAGGATCCCAAGTAGCTGACACTAAACATACAGGAATAAATCCTAATAGAACGCTTAAATCTCCAAAAGTACAATCACAGCAAGCTGTTAGTGGACTGCTAGCGTCATAACACAAACTAATTGGTACAAAGTTTCTGTAGTCCCAAATCAAATAAAGATAATCCCCGCCAACTGGCATGGTAAAGTTAGCTGAATATCTTGTAGGCGCATCAGTAGTGTTTATCGGTGTAGCCGCTGATGCCGCTGATAACAATGCTTGAATATCGGTGGTATTGTTTTGATATAGCGTATTGCTTCTTAAATATTTAAAGTTATCATTTTGTGGGTCAAACACATAGTTATCTGAACCAAACTTATGTGATATTATAGATACCACAGCTCCATCTGCTGGAATAAATCCAGCACCTTGTGGGCCTGTTAGTGCTTGGTATTGAGATACTATAGGGCTTGTAGTCGCTGTAAGGAATGTAATTTGATTAGTATGAAGTGGTGATGTAAATGCACCATCTACCCATCGGTATTCATTATGAATTTGGTTATCAACATTTACATTACTAGTAAGCGCTACTTGTATAATAGTAATATTATCAGCAACTGGACATCCAGCATTTATCTCAATAGTCGCTGAGTCTGTAGCACTAATGGAAATCTGTATCTCGGATACACTAACCACATCTTTATCGACACTCAGTGTGCCGCCTGTAGAAACTAGTCCAGTAGTTACTGGCGTACCATTATATGTTGCTGTAATAACCACATCTCCCGCAATATTAGTAAAGTCGTACACAATATCTACATTACCAACAAGAGCGCCTGCATCTATACAGAAACTAGCTGGGTTAGTTGATGATGCAGAAATTGTTCTATCAATGCCACAGGAGATACACTCATCACTCACAGGTACAACAGTTTGGTTTGAAGATAAAACATATTCATCCATGTATGGATCAAACCCTCCAAGTTTTTGAGAAGGAAATGCCTCGATAAACAAATCTCTAAACCAAGAACTCATTCCAGCTTTTGAAATTTCTACAAGTTGCTCTGACTGGTATCCAGTACCGCTTAATTGAAGAACCGCACCGCGCTTGGCGTCCGTAAAATACTTGTTGAAACCTAACTTAGCAAAGCTCTCAGGGTTGTGGCTAATACCATAGTCTTCCATGCGTGCAATTTGCGTACCTAAAACTTCAGGTATAGATGCAATATTTCCTCCACCGGTAGAGTCAGCTAGCAAGTTTTTGCCAGTTAGCACATAAGATATCTTGTCTTCTTGTAATACTAGTATATCAGTTTGTCTTCCGTCAATCTTAAATATAGGACCATACGAGTCTTCTAATGGCTTGTAATTTGCTAAGCCTAGGTTGAACTCATTAAGTCTATTTACGTTCGTCTCATCGTTAAATACACCGCTATATGTTAGGTCTGAAAACCTTCTTATTTCTTTATAGTCCTGATCAGAGGTAGTTGTTGTGCGGTTACCAAATAAAAGAGATTTACCTATAATTGAATCTCTAATCTTATAACTCTCTACGCCATTCCCAAATGAATAACAGTTAAAAAAATCAGTATTAATTATAGCTGATGTACCTGTAGAAATGTTTTGATCCTGAACATTACCAGAGTGATTACCATTAGAGTCAATAGCATAAGATACTGAAGACTCATACCATAGGTCTGACAGCGCATCAGTTGGCTCAGTCTCAAATACAATAGTATTCTCTGCTCTTATTACTTCAATCTCAACCTCTAAGCTAGAGCTTCTTTTTCGTTTTTTACCACAAGCCCATGTACCCGAAACACCTAAATATCTATTAGCTCCTGCAACCCCGCTATCGACAAACTGAAAGTTTATTGAGCAAAGTGATTCTGTAAGGCCGCTAGGGCTTGTAGCAATTGTAGAATAATATGTGTTGTCAAAATCACAACCATTATAAGCTACTTGTTGCTCTCCTGAGTTAATAAGGTCTTCAATATTATCACCATCCCACCATGCTTTAAAGTCTGTGTAATCTTGTTGAGCGCTAAGCTCTAACTCTAAAGTATAATTTCTTCCTTCACAAGCTCTTCCAACACCAACTCTTCTGTTTTTTACATAAATATTAATACGTGATCCAGCTGGTATGGTATAATCTTCCCATTGAGATGTTGTGTCGTTGTATATTCTTACAGGATAAATAACAATTGGTGACCTATTATCGATCTTTGATACTGTAGTTTTTTTACCATATGAAATAAACGCATCGTCCTCTATAATTGCACTGAATGAATTTGTCTTCATTCTCATATATACCCCTTGTGGCGGAATTACATCCTCTCCATTAGGTGTCTGTGGTGGGGGCTCAAGAAAATCTCTTGGTTGAGCTTCCTTCTCTAAGACAGTGGCATAGGCACAGTTATTAACCACACCTGTTGAATCAGACTTAACTAAATATCTATCGCCAACTTGAACTTTAGCTGCGTTCTCACCCTCTAGTAAAAAATAAGTTGATGAGGTTAGTGGGTCAAAGAAATATATATCTGAATATATCGTCTCATATAAATCTCTATCTTGTTTTGCTACCAGCTTATAACGAGTAGCCCAAGCAGGAGCTACTTGTGTAGGAGGAATAGTTACTTGAATTTCATTTTTCAAATAAGAATATCCACATGGTACGTGAACAGAATTAAACTCGCTAACCAAAGCAGTTGATGCTCTGTTAAACTCATCCATATACACGATACCAATCTCATAATCTCTATTACTATGCAAGCTCTCTGGTGAACCTGATTCTTGAAACTCCGCAATAGCAAATGTAATCTTATAGTATTCGTATACGTTCTGAGTAGGTGTTACTAAATCATCGACAAAACGCATTGCTGGTAACACAAAACCAATCTCAGTGCTTGATGGTGATGTAATAATTCTTACAGGGTCACCAGCAGAATTAATACCGCTTTCATACTTTAATAGGGGCGAAAGGTCAGATATAGAACAGTTAAATAAATCAGTAAATGTTACACCGTCACAAGCCGTTGATACCGGCTGTATGTTTGTTGCTGTTCCTATTTTTTCAATAAAGTCATCGCTAGTTGCTAAGTCATATACACTGTTAAAATCCTGAGGCAGGATATATGTAAATGTAATTTCTGTATCCGGTGTCTCAGTAGATGGCGCAGGGCTTCCTACAAACTGATCGTGCTCATAGCGCACTTGTAAGCTTAATATAGCGTCTTTCTTTAAATCCGCATCGGCTAAATCAATTATAACAGATGACTCATTAATAGTAATTGGTCCGCCGAAGCCATACAAATTATCTCCTAAAGTATAGGTGATGTTAGTAAGACCAATGTCAGTAGTAATTAGTTCAGTGGTGTACTCAAATCTCGTTGGATACCCATTAGCATCAACAAGGTCATATCCCTCTAGATAGTTACCATATACCAATCTGTTACCCATAAATGTCTGGGCTTGTGCTAATCTAGGCACGTTGTCATATGTTCTAGCTAGCTGCCCTCCAGGCAGTAATGAAAATATTTTATTGTTAGTAAACGTATATGTATATTCGGTATCATCTACTAAACCAAGGTTCTCTTTATTAAGTCTCTCAATAACCTTTACGTCTGTGCTATTTGACTCCTTAAACAAAAGCTCAACACCCTTCACTAAAGGACCTCCTGAGTTATAAGTTATCTCGCAGGAGTTTGTAGCATTTACCATGCCCTCGTTTAGCTTAGAGTCTGTGCTAAACTTAAATACATTAGGGATAAATGACGGATTACTAAATTGAGATATCGCCGAATATTCATCGTCCTCATATTCATATCTATAGGCAAAACATATAAACCGCTCCTCTAAAAAATTGTCCTGTGAAAAAGTTATCAAAGGATTAATAGATGGAGAGTTTACGGGTGGCTTTTTAATTACTAAAATAGACTCAGCTGAAAATCCATCATTAGAACTTGAATTAGCTGGAGCCGGATAGTTGCGTGTTACGTTTATAAATCTAGGTGGATTGTAGTTATCCGTCCAATACAAATAACCATCTATAAAGTTTACCCCTGTTATAAGGTACAGGTCATTAAAGTTTAATGTAGTTGTGGTACTGTCTCCGCTATTAATACTAATAACGTGATATGTTAGTACATTAGTTTTGGCGTTGTAAGAAACAACCATATCAACAATACCAGTAGAACTAACAGGGTTTGAAGCGTCATGAACAAACCAGTAAATGGTTTCATCAGCTCCTTGTTCATAAGCGCCAATACATTTAGCGTTATTGCTTAATGGTGATCCGCCATAGCGCAACTGGGTAAGTCTCTCATTACCTTTTGAGTTTTCAATAACACCAACCTCACTAACCTCAGTAGAATCAAGTCTTATATTAAGTGCGTCGATATATTGTCCATTGGGCACGATCCTCTCATCGAGGCTTTTATTCATTTTGCCGCTTATGAAATTTCTTTGAAGATTAGCCATGCTACTTTATCCACTTATCCTTTCCTCGCAGGTTCATTAATAACCTTCCAGGATGTATGTTACTGATTCTAATTTTAGCGTTTCTTAGCAACGCACCTTTTTCTTTTCTAGCTCTAGTGACAATATATTCTTGAACACCTAATTTACTACTTAGTATTTCATAGGTTATATAGGCATATACATATTTTTCAAACAACTTGTTTACACTAATAGCTGTTGCATCTCCGCCCTCCATACCATCAGAGACATACTCTAAAATACACAGCTCTCCCGCCATGTCAGAGCTAAAGTTTATTACCCCGTTCTTTTTGTCAATCTTAAATGTTGGGTTAAAGTTTGCTGTCTCTGTGTTTAATCCAAAACGATCTCCAATGTTATAATCAAAATACCAAGAACCATCTATGCAGTAACCCTCTTGTCCGTGGTAAGGACTACCTTGGTTTAGGTAAATACTTTTCTTTGTTCCCGCAAGACGGTCCATATCAATACCTGAGTTCTGTGGTCTTAGTATCCCGCCGTTCTGATCAAACAAAATGTAACAGTTGTTGTCCTGAAGGTATGCGTTAGAGTAGTTTGTTTGGATGTTTTCCGTAAGTGGTCTTAGTAAACCATCTTTGTACAAAGAGATACGAACCCAATTCACATAATCATGTGGCAAAACAAACCTTAGCGAGTCACACACACTAAGCTCTAATATCTTAATTTCTTTAAACGCATCATAGTTAAGCTCTTGTATAGCACGCTTTGCATGGAACAAAACCTTGTAACGCTCCTCGTTATTAATTAAAGAGTGGTTACCCGCATACATAAGCATAAAGTTGTTTACAATATCCTGTAGGCTTACATATTGGTATGACCCCCAATTTTCATTGTTAATATAATATTGGTATTCTGATAGGTATGCCATCTTTATCTAATTTATCTAGTTCTTGTTGCTGGTTGAGCAGGCATCTTGTCTAACATTTCGTCTGTTCTTGCAAACTGCACCACCTCAGCCTCTCTGATACTTAAGCCAGCATATTGTAATATCTTAGTAACCAAGGTTGTTTCGTCTTCAATCGGCAATTCAAAGTCTTGGTAGTCAGATTGAGACTGATCAAACACAGGCTCTCCTGCGCCAATAGACACATAGGTCCACTTCGGGTCCTTTGGATATCTGATATATTGCAAAACTACTTGCCCAACGTCATAAGTTGTGTCTGGGTAAATATTCAAGTATATACTCTCCTGGGTATATGCAGGAAATTGTGCAGTTGGTGCGGTCAAAAGAGAATTGTTTAGCATAGTTATTTTGCTATTAGATACTTTTTCAGCCTCATATTGAACTGCACTTCTTTTGTATATAGCATATGAATTCCCAGTAGTAGTAATACCATTGTTATTTACATTTAAAATAGTAGTGGTTACGTTAGTTACTGTAAGTAAAGAAACCTCTGATCCAATTTGTACTACCACATAGTCACCTATAGCTACACCTGCGGCTACAAAATCTTTAGTTGAGTCTACAACGCCATTGTTACCCCCTGTAGTACCATCTGTTGTTCCGGTATCTAGTGATGCTAAAAATATCAAACACTTATTAATTAGGTAATAATCGTCACCAGTAGTAGTGAGGCTAGGTAAAAAAAACTGATTTAATAAATTATTGGCAAGTGGATTGGTAACAGAAAAAACATCAATAGCCTCTTCTAGCCCCTTGGTCATATCTGCATATCCCGTACCGGCTCTTCGTAAATTCTCGTTATTTACCTGGGTATTATATCCAACAAAATAATCCTCAAACAAATCTAATTGGGCTTGCTTGGCAAACAAGTTAAAATCAGATGGACTGATATAGCCGTAATTGTTTTTGTTGAGTATTGAAAGGACAGTGTTTCTTACCGAGTTAATCATCTTTCAAATGTTTCCACAAAGATAATAAAAAAAGAAGAGGCCTAATTTCTAGACCTCCTCATAACTAATTCATGATAACAGTAAAAAAAACCGATATGCTAATTTACATACAATAATTTAATATACAAATTATTCTGCATAAGAATCAAGCATTTTTAATATTTCCAGTCCTTCGTCGGATTGGAGGTATGATGCTATAATTTCAACCGGGTCTTTACCATATGGGATAGACAGCATTCTTTTTTTGTTGCCGTCCAAGTTAAAGTAAACCTCTTTTTGATTATTTCTAAAAGCTAATAATTTATTGTCTAAAAAGAACTGAACCTTAGCGTAAAGCTTCATCTGAGGGTCACTAATTGCGTTTAAGAATCCCGAAGGATTTTGCTTAGCAAAAACTAAAATGTCTCGCTTAAGCTCAGAAGTTGTCATAGTTGACGGGTCTTTCCCAAACAATCCACGACAAACCATTTCCATTTGTTCGATGCTCAATGATCTAGCCTCAATCAATGCGTCAGCCTCTAAAGATATTTTATCCAGCTGTGATTGTGCATCTTTTTCATTATCAATCTCTACAAATTTCTTTCCATTTAATGGATGGTAATATAAAAACTCCTGAAGAACAGGATTGGTTTTTGGAACACTTAAGAATCCATTCTCAAAAATAATTGGTTCAAGGATAGCGTTGCCATCTTGCTCATCTTCAAACGGAGACTTTTGGTTACGGGCATAACGTAAAGGGCGGTTGTATCCAGCCTCTTCGTCAAACCATAATAAAGGATATCTTCTAGTGTTTCTTGCTGGCAGCATAAAAGAAAGTGGTGCTGCATCTCTGGTAAGCTTGTAGACCTTGTCCACAAGTTGTTTTTGTTTTTTCATTTGATATAATTTAAAGTTAAAATAAGCAAGGGCGAACTAGTCGCCCCTGCCTTTTATAAATAGTCTTACGACTGGAACAAGAAGAAGTTGTTTGCACCCATAGTACATACAGCTCGCTCTGATAGGAAGTGAACCTCCATAGCATCCAAGTCGCTAGTCATTGCACCACCAGCAGAACCAGTAATCCAAGTTTTGTAGCGACGATCTTCAGTCTCAGACGCACGGTAACGCACGTGTAAGAATGGACGCTTAGCGTTCTTACCTAGGATTTGGTCGTAAACAGTTGTAGATCCAGCAGGAACCAACAAACCATTAACACGTCCTGAACCTGAACCGCTTGGTAATCCACCACGCATAGTGATATCGTTCAAGTATTTCCAGCTAGTTTTGTAGAAGTCATAAGCTCTACGGAAACCACTGAATCCTAAATTAAGGGCCATATCAACATCGTTGTCAAACAATCCAAATGATGCAGAGTTTGCAGCACCTGTACCATTATAACCATTCAATGTAGCTAACATATCGTCGATATCGAAACCAAAGTCACGATCTACAAACAATACATTTTCCTCAATAGAACCTTGCTTGTCAAGACGAGCAATGATGCTATCAAAGTCTTGTAAGTTAGCAGGGTTACCACCGCCCCAGATATTTCCACGTTGCTCAACAGCGTAGAATACACCTTCAGAACCTTTGTTTCCAAAGTCAGGGTTTAATGTAGAGTTAACTACCCCAGATCCAGCCTCAGCAGGAACTGCTTCAATCATAGAGGTTTCAAGATAATCGTCAAAACGAAGACGAGTCTCATGCTCTGATTTCAAATACCAAAGGTATCCAGAAGCACCGTTTTCAGTAGTTACTTCAACCCAACCAATCTGAGCCATGTCAGATCCGTTTACAGCGTACTTGTCTTTGATGATGATTGGAGAGTTCTCGAAGATTTCATCTTCAGCCTCTAATGAACCAGTCATTCCAGCTGTACCTTTTTTGAATTCAGAACCATAAATAAATACAGTAACGTCTGCGTTTCCAACACCAGTACCAGCAGTAACCAAACCACCTGCTTCATAGAAAGCAACAGTGAATTGGTCGTTTGCAGTATCAACGTCAGTTACAATACCTTTGTTGCTACCGCTTCCGTTATTTTGAACAACCATAACGGTTTGTCCTAAACGGATTCCGATGTTCCCAGTAAGAGTGTCGTTTACTTGGAATAAAGCCTCATCAGATGTTGCAGTAGCGGCTGTACCAACGCTAGTGTATTTGATGTGTAAACGTCCTTGTTCTGCCCATTTAATAAGGTCAGAGTTTGATGGAAGCTCTGCACCAACCATTCGTAAGAATGAGCTGATAGTACGATTTCCATAACGCTCGAATTCTTTCTCATAAGTATCAGGAAGATACTGATTCAAGAAATCGAAATTTGTGATATAGTTAGTAGCCAAAGCAACTTGTTCTGGTGCTGGCTGTAAACTATATGTAGGGGAGCTTAAAACTGCCATAATTTCTAATTTTTAAAATGTTTATTTTTTACTTTTGATCCTTAACCCCCGACCTGAGTCTGGACTAACCGATCTAACTTGCATTCCTCCCTTACTGGTAACCTCAGGCGCTCTACGCTCATCCATTTGGATGTTCTTAATTTTGCGTGTAACATCGTCAGTCGCATCAGATTTGCCTTGCTCATAAAAGAACTTAGCAAACTTTTCAGGATTCATTGCTACAGCCATTGCTTTGTGGTATCCAGGGATATCTTTAATCATATTATTGTCATCTAAATACTTATTAATAAAATTAGATGAGTCTAACTGATTTTTTTTAATCTCTTGAACGTCCCCTGGTGAGTAAACTAAATCTTTGTCTCCGACTTTAAATTCAAAACCTTTGAAATTGTCATTAAAAAAAGATGAGGTTTGGTTTTCAAACCATTCTCGTCTACGCCCAAGCTCTTCTTCATAGCTTTGTGACTGCTCTATATACTGTTTTGCGACTTCGAGTTGTTTCTTTTCGCTTTCAGAAATACCAACCAAACTTGACTCAAGGGGTTGTTTGTACATTTCTTTTTGCTCATTGAAAAAACTCTTAGCTTTTGCAACAGCTTTCTTTTTTCTTAAGCGAGCTTTTTTTATTGTGGTATCATCATCTAACTCCTCATCGTATGAGTAGTCTTCCATGATAGTCTCAATATCTTCATCATCCAATCCTTCTTCGGTGGTGTTGAAATACTCTCTTAATAATTGGTCTTCGTTCATAGAACCAAAGTCTCTACTTAATTTCATGTAGTCATTGATTCCACGTCCTGTTTTTTTCTTGTACTCAAGAAAGGCTGAGACATCCTCTGGCAAATCTTCATTGCTTGACTTTTGCTCAAACAAATCATCTACAGAGTTTATCTCTTTATTGTATCTATTCTTAATATATGAAAGAACGTCTTGCTCTCCAAGCTCTCGAGACTCAGGAGTTTCTTCTTTAACCTCCACCTCTACTTCTTGTACTGGCTCAGTATTTTGTTGTTCTGCTTTATCAAGTAGTTTTTGTTCAACTTCTTGCACAGATTTTTCTTGCACATCATCTAGTGCTCTAACTTTTAATTCCATTTGATATAAATTTTATGTTACAAAAATAAAGATTAAATTCTTTATATTTTTTCAACTTAACGAG